CGAACGGTAGTCGAAAAGACTGTCAAACCAGCACGGGAGAAAATGGCTAAAGTTCGTACCCGCTTGGAAAAATTAGCTAAGGAACAGGCACAACCTCCCGAGGCGGTACAGCGACTAAAGAAAGCGGTTGAGGAGCCAGCTAAAGAAACTAAAACCCGAAAAGAGTTAGCCGAAGCAGCAAAACTTCTTGGCACCACGGTCGAGGATTTAAAGTCGAGAGACGCATATAAAGCAGCTAAGGAGTTAAAGGTTGACGAGCAGATTGCTGCGGTAACTGTTATTCAAGAGAACCAATACCAAGAGATGACCAAAGCGTTTACGGATTTAGAGTCTTTAGTTAACGCTGGCGATGTGCAAGCGGCAAGGGCGGTTGCGGGGGTGGCGGAAGACTTTACGAAGATAGCGCGTACGGCGCGAGACGTAGCCTCCGGGGCTGCCCGGGGTGTGCAGTTTCGAGCCAAGAGGGAAAGTGTGGCGTGGTTCAATTCCGTGCAGGAGCTAGTGGCGGAGGGGAAACTTACTATAGAAGACGAGATTGACTATGCGAAAGCACTTATTCAACTGGCAAAAAATGGCGGTGACGTTGCGGGTTTTCTTGGCGGGCCAAGTAAACAAACGCTTAAAAAAGTTAAAGATGTCAACGATTTGATTGCTCGTCGGTTTAAAAGTTTTCTACTATCCTCACCAGTGTCTATGGCCCGGGATGTGACATCAGATATGTATCGGCATACGTGGGAAGTGGCAGACCGGTTTGCGGGGGCTACAGTAAGTTCGGCGCGACGCGGGGCCAAAGCAGCAAAAACGATTAAGCAAGAAAAAGGCTGGGCGGGATTCGTTGACGAGGCGTATCGCAACGGCGTGTTTCGACAAGCGACTGAGGCAACGGATATTACGTTCACTGAGGCTAAGGCGTTAGCGGCGGGATACACCGAGTATTGGAAACAAGTTGTGGTCGGCACGGCAAAGATTGCAAAATTAAATGCTAAAAAAGGTGCCGAAGCCGTGGTTGAGAAAGGGCCTATTCAAGGTTTGAAAACTGGAGTTCGGGGGTTTTTGGACGACATGGCAGAAAAAGCTAAGTCGGTTAGGTTGGATTCAAGTACAAAATTAAACGTTCAAGAGACTGACGTTAAAATTGCAGATTTAGTTGGGCGGCCAGACAACGTGGCCTTACGGGGCTTAGATTACGCAACGTCGGCAATGGAGCCTGTACTTGGTTTTTACCGCAACAAGGACCATGTGGGGCAAGCGATTGTGTTTCGTTCAGAGCTTAAGGCGCGAGCTATCTCTAGGGCGACAAACGAAGGGCTGACGGGAGAAGCGTTTAATGCTCGAGTAAAAGAGCTGTCTACAGATATTTGGGAGCAAGAAAACTTGAAAGACTTTTTAGACACAAAAAAGTTAAGCTCGCTAAAAAATAAAACATTAGCGCAACAAGTTACCGCTGGCCGACAAGCACGAGCCGAAGCCAAGCGCGTGAGTTTAACGGAAGACCTCACGGGCGTCGGTAAAGCCGCCGAGTCGTTAGTTCGCAACATACCGGGTGGCGACTTGCTGTTCCCGTTTGTAAAGACCACTTACAATTTGACTAAATACGAGTTGGCAAAGTCGCCACTCAGTTTGTTAAATGTGCGCGGAGATTCACTAACTCAAAAAGCATTACGCAGCGGAGCCGGCCGTGAGAGAGATTTAGCCATTGGTCGAATGTCTATAGCCACCGGAGTCAACGTATTGGCCTTTAAGGCGGCGTATGATGGCTTAACTCGCGGGTCGGTCATAAAAGATCCGGGACAGCGGGCTACTTTAGACAATGCGGGTATGTTTGAAAACTCGATGCGCATCGGTAATACAGTTATTGGCTTAAACGATTTTAGCCCATTGAGCGCGCCATTTATCCGAGCGGCCAATGTGGTGGAGTTGTTTCACTACATGGACGGCGATACTATTGAGGACGACCTTGCCGAAGATATTACGAATTATATAGCTGCGGGTATACTTGGGACTGCCGATCAGATGGCGAGTTCAAACTTCACGGGGCAATTGGGCGATCTATTTAACATTGTGACGGAACAAGACGAGTATGGGTTGAAGCGAACCGGTAAGAGTTTAGTCACCGGTTTGACTGTCCCGGGCGCAGTAGCTTGGACGTCTCGGTTTTTTGAAGACAATAAAAAACAAACCGATACGTTGTGGGAAAGTATACTGGCTCGATTAAATTTAGGCGAGGACAAACTTGATAAATTTGGGCGACCGATTCCAAGGCGTTCAACAGCGGTAGGCAATATACTTCCGTTATCGTTGACGCAATATGGCGCAAACGACAAACTTGCAATTGAGGAGTTAAACAACGGTACTATTATTAGTAAGCCCAGTCGTCGGTTACCCACTCCAATAGGGCAGGCGCGTTTAAATGCCGACGAATACAACAGATTACTAGAGTTGATAGGCGAGTTAGGGACGTATGACAAGATGTTAAAATTCACAAAGTCACCACTATACCAGTCGTTGCCAGCTATACCGGCTAAAGAAATGGAAAAGATTGGCCCCCCAACGGCGACTCGCGGCGGAGCCTTGCGAAAACTGTATCAGACAGATGTGAAACTGGCACAAGATCGATTATTACTTGAATACCCAGAGATTACGGCTCGGGCAGTGTCGGATAAAAAAGAATATTTTGTTGACGGCAAAGAAGCGCCCGTAAGTCGGTTTGCACCGAATGAGAAATGATATTATACTATAGGAGATAGACCATGGCAAATGTACCAGTAAACGATATAAATCCAATTCATCAATATGTGGCTACAGCAGGCCAGACCGACTTTGTATTTACGTATGTGATTTATGAAACGTCCGACATAAAAGTATATCTTAATGATGTACTTAAAACGGAGACTACGGATTATACAGTTAAAAACTCCGACGGGTCAAGTATCACTGCGGATGATCTGGCGGATGGTTTAGCTGGCGGTAAAGTTGTTTTTAGCACCGGCTTAGCATTAAACGACAACGTCACGCTTTTTCGCGATATACCGGCGGAGCGAACAACTGGGTTCCCAACGTCGGGGGCATTCCGCGCGGCCGCTATGAATTTGGCATTAAATAAAATTATTGCTCTTATACAGCAAGTTCAGAGAGATGGCGAGCGGACAATCCGTCAGTCGCCGTCAGATACTGGGGCTTCGCCTATTGAGCTCCCGCCGCTTGACGAGCGAAAGGGCAAGTATATGTTTTTTAATAACACTACGGGGGTTCCCGAAGCGGGGCCCGGAGCTTCGGTAGGCGACTATGCAGTATCAGAATTTGGGCAAGCACTTATTGATGATCCCGATGCTGCTACTGCGTTGACAACGTTGGGTATTAGCGCGTTTGCTAAAACGCTTTTAGACGATGCGGACGCTGCAACAGCTCGAGCTACTTTAGAGATACCAGCACTTCGGCTATTGCCAAAACAGATTATCATAGCCAACGGTACGGATGCCGACCACGATATTGATTTTACAGCCGGCAATTTTGATTTTGACGACCAATCTGGGCAGGCCACTTTATCAGCCATAACCAAGCAGATCGATGCAGCATGGGCAGAGGGGACAAACGCTGGTGGACTTGATACCGGAACGGTAGCCGCAGATACATTTTATTATTTGTTTGCAATTTATAATCCGACAACACAAACCAGTGATTCGTTGTTTTCAGCAAGTAAAACTAGCCCAACGCTCCCAAGTGGGTATACTAAAAAGAAGTATGTGGCTAGTTTAGCGACGGATGCTAGTCAAAATATTAGACGTGGAAAATGGGTATTTAGTTCAGCCGGTTATACTTTTTTTCTGCGCGATCGTCTGTTAGAGTTATCGTCTAGTGCTTCGATTTCAACGTCAAGTAGAACGGCTTTAGCAGTTACTTGCCCGCCAAATACAATTAGCATTATGTCATTTCAATATGACCCTAATGGGACTGGGTTTTCTTCGATGATCGTTACCTCTGGGTTCGAATCGGATCAAGGAACGGGAAATTCTGCGACTCCAAACGATCTTGTGACGGGGGCGGCAAATCATTGTCGAGGAACCGTTAGGCGGCACGTAGGCGATAATTCTACAATCTATTATCGCACATCTTTCAACTTGGTTGACTCGCTTCGGGTATTTACATTAGGCTGGGAGGAAATGTTATGAATTACTTAATAAACACGCAATCAAACGATATTGTCGAATACGATCAGGATTACTACACTTTATCTAAAAACTTTAGAACAGACCCTTGGAGGCAAGCAACGGCGCAAGAAGTCAAACCATATTTGGTTGAGAAACACATACCGTGTATTAAAGAAGAAGCCGCACGGCGTATTAATAACCAGTACCCTTTATGGAAACAAAATAACATTCAAGGGCAAGCTATTGACATCCTGTGTCGGGAGCAGAAACAAAAAGCAATCGACCCAAGCTATAGCATTTCCGAACAAGACAAAACGGTATTGCGGGAGGCTAAAAGCGTTAAATCCAGCATAGCTTGCTTACAAGAAAAATCGAATATCCTAGAAGCGTCGCTTAGCCAGTTTAGTCTTGAAGAGTTAGAAGCCTTTAATTGCTCCGATGATTCGTTATGGGAGTAAAAAAATATATAGCCGACCCCAAGGGTAGCTATATTGTGTACAAACCGCCGACATGGAAGCGGTTTCTATCTTCAGTCGCCGGTGGGGTTTCTTTAGTTGTAAACGGTACTGAGTATCGATACCGTCAAGGGGTATTGCAAGCCACCGTCCATACACCATCATCCCGCCTATGGTATTTTAAATATAATGCGTTGTCAAAAAAACCGCTGCAAAGACATGTAGGCCAACGGTGGAAGTGGTTTAATAATTGTTTCTGTTTGTGTTTTAAAAAATAAGGTAAAAACGTGTATACAAACCCCACTAGATCCATTAAATTAGCAAAAAACGCACGAACTCGTCTATGGACAAAGCTACCAAACGTGTGTAATACTACTTCTGTGTGGAGAACTACGACAAAAGAAAACTGGACGCCGTATCAGAACAAGCACATAAACTTGAAATCCGGGTTGCGGAGATAAGTCGAGAATTGGCACACATGACTCAGTTACTAGACGAACACAGAAAGAATGTTAAAACGATTATGTTGCGTCTTAACGCAACTTTTATCACTGGATTACTGAGCGTTATTGGCGGGCTTATAAGCGCATTATTTTATAACTAAATAAGGAGATATCTATGGTTAAATTTTTAAAAACACTATATAAGGTTTTACTTGCGGCTTCGGGCGCAGGTGCAGTGGGCGTTAGTGTTAAGTACCTAGACGACCCCCAAAGTTTGGCGTTGGCTATTACCGGAGGGGCGACTATTGCTTCCGCAGTGTCATCAGCCGTTAAAGATAAAAAGCTAAAAGGGGTAATGGCTCTAGTAAACTTGGTTGCTTGTAACTTCGACAAAGCGAAAAATGACCCCTCTGCTAACTCTTAACCGAGAAATAGAAAGCAATCGGGGTATACTCGGAGCGATACACACTTCGGACGGTACCGAGGTGTGTAAGACTTTAGAGTTACCGTGGCAGCGTAATATGCGGAATGTGTCGTGCATCCCGTGGGGGCAATACAACGTTACCAATCACACCAGTGTGAAATACCCCGAAGCGTTTGTTGTGTTAAATGTTCCGGGGCGATCGGGCATCCTTATTCATGCGGGTAATTTCATATCGGATATTGAAGGGTGTATCTTAGTCGGCAAAGACTGGGAGTTTATGGGGCACCCCCGACAATTGGCTGTGTCGTATTCCAAGAATGCGCTTAATAAGCTACTGGCAACCTATCCAACTGGTTTTAAATTGGATATTGTCTAGTGATAAAAACAATACTATATGCCATTTGTGTGGTGCTACTGGCTATATTCGGGTGTGCCGTCTTAGTCACATGGCTACTATTGTTTTATGCGCTTTCTATTACGTGGCAATCTTGGCTATAACTGAGCTTGGTTAAGCCCTACGATAAATAGTCCAGTCCGTAGTACAAAATAGAGATGGCATCGGCTTCATTGTCGTCTTCTGGGTAGTGGCCGAGCTTACGCACACTGTCTATGACTTTATCTTTGCCAGCCGAGCCAGTGCCAGTAATAAACTTCTTGATCGTCTTTACGCCCACGCCCTTATACGATATGCCATGATCTAAACAAAAACACGTTAACACGGTTTTGTAGCCGCCATACATGTGGGCTGCGTCGGGGGCTTGGGACTGCCTCACTTCTTCATAGAACACTTGTACCGTACTGAGATCTGCGTCCTTAAATCGTTTGGCTATTAGCTCTTGTAGGCTTTTACGAAACGTAATAAACCGTTGGTCGTATGAATCAAACCGACTGGGGGCTAGTTTAAACACCCCGGAATGCGTGCGGTTATTGTGTTTAATGGCCCACCCGCAAGTGGTTCCTAGATCAAGTGCAATAATAGATTGTTTGTTTGTCATATTAAATTGTAAGGCCCAATCAAATGTTTAAGTAATTATTCTTTTTGTTAACTGGTATTGGGCCTGTGGTACACATTCGATAGTATATTTTATCAAGGCATAGACAGCATAGCTATCAAATGCGTACTTATAGTATACCTCAAATCCTCATAAAAATCTATCTCGCATAACACGTCGTCTTCTTTTTAACGAATCAGCTTGAACTTCTAAGTCGCACAGTGCATTTATGTCGTCGCGTATTCTATCTAAGTTGTCCGTTTCCCAAACGGCGAGACCAGTCCTCTCGAACCATGTCGTTCCTTTGCGGTCACCTAAGGTACCGTCGGGTTGGCGGCCGTAAATAAAGCAACGAATGACATCATCATAATTATCGTAGAACCACTCAATTACAAAATACTTATCTGTAACAGCGACTAAGTCTTTTTGTAGCTCTGTTGGCACGTTGTACTTTTTTATCAACTTTTCTATCAACTTCTTTTTTCTAAACCAATTTATCATGGCAACTCCTATTTTTTAAACCTCATTGCCCCAAACATCCCAGCCATCTGTTGTATTTCGGGCAAATAATTCTATGCGTGGCAAATCACCAACTAACTCGATTATCCTGTCTCTCACTTCTTGTGGTTTTTGCGAGTGCTTTTGGATTGGCGTATCTATTATAGAATGAACACCTGCGTTTATTCTTTTTGGCCTTCCTTTAGTAGCCAATAAACACAATTCTGCATTGGCTCTTGTCCAACTCCCCATACCCCAAAACCAAGAGTCCGACTTCTTGTTTTTCTTGACCCAAGTAAATGCAACAGTTTTATACTCAAACCCCCATTTGCTTATCAAATCCCAACATTCATTCAACTTCGGCATTGTTACCCATAAAAACAACAAACAATCTTTGTCTGCAATCTCTGAAACCGGAAGGCTATCAATCCAATCTTTATTTTGCGTCTGATACTTACATCCCGCACCCCTATTACCTGCAAGTGCCTTATCTCTATAACTCCAAGGTGGATCTGCATAAATAATCTGATATTTCTTATTTGGAAACGGTATCTGTTCCATATCTATTCTCCTATTTTTTAAAGTATTTACGGAATTTTTGATCTAAATTAAAAAGCTTGTTTAGGGCGCGCGTCGCATCTTCAACCTTACACATATGCAATTCTGAGTGGCGGTAATACTGTGCGTAATACTCGGTTGCGAATCCGTAATAAAATAATGCGATCCCGCGAGCTAAAAAAGACATATTACCGGGGGCTTTCAAGACTCGGAACGAATTATACAGCCCGTACAGATAAAAGGTATCTGATTGCATGTATATATGTTCCCGACCAGCTTTTAATTCCCTAACAGGAACCGTCTCTGTAATCGGGAGGGTTGTACGTAATTGTTGAAGCAATCGGAAACCGTCTCTTAGTCGATAGCGATACCTCAAAGCTCGAAAAAAACGGGTCGAGAACCTACGATACAGGCGACATTCTGTATCGTAATTCCAAGTTGGAGATAGTTTATACAGATACGCAAACAGATCCCAACAAAAATAAAACATACGCTTGTCCCAATTTGCGTAAATTAAAAACCAAAACAAATACCGAAACCCTACAGCAATTGGATACGTAACTACGTTGATAATAGAAGTAATCGTCATTTTTTAAATCTATCTATATAGGCCTATATTTATGACTGATATTATTATTGATAATAAAGAAATCAACACCGAAACCAACACCATATCTATATCCATATCTTTATCCTCCTATTTACATTTTTGTGTATTCGACCAGCATACCAACTACGATAACATCAAATACAACCATAAAAAAGGCATAACAAAAAACGCCAGAATAGCCGATTACCCTATCGCCAAAGTCATGAATATCTCTAGCCATTAGAAAAAACAAAATTACCGCCAGGTTAAAAGGCAATGAAAATGCAAACATAAAAGCCACTATCATGAAATACTCAAAATCCATATCTTTACTCTCCTATTTTTTAAATCTCTTACCGACCCAACCTTCAACGTCAATCGGTATACCCTCTGCCCATGTAGGCACCTGAGCCATAATAGCTTCATACTCTGACAACGACTTGGTAGAGTTGTCGGGAACCTCACAGACTACCTCGTCATGTACGTGCATGACTATATCATACCCGGCATCCTCTAGCCTAAACATCGCTTCGGCTAATAAGTCTCGGGCAATGGCTTGTGTGATATTCTCCACCAGCTTCCCACCGTACGTGTCTATCTCAACCCACTTAGCCCCCTTCTCTCGAGAACCGTAATACAGTATCTCATAGCTCTCGCCGCCCCATGGGGTTTCTTTGGCTTTGAGTCGAGCTTTACGATACGTCAAGCTCCGACCGCTCGGTAGCTTACAGTGTAGGTTGCCCTCGTGCATAAACCAGGTGACCTTCCCCACAGTCACAGGCTTACCATACCGAATGGCGTTGGTAGCCGCCAGCTCGGTGTGTCTCCACAAATCCCGGATTTCGCTATACACAGAACGGTACGTGGCAATGGCGGACTGAGCTAACTCCTCCGAGACTTCCATTCCCCACGACGCGCAAGTCCGATGAAAGGTTTTATGGCCCATGCCATAGCCAGCACCGAGAATAGCAGCCTTACCCAATTGCCTCTGGGCTTTGGTAACCTCGGTTTCAGTAACGTTATATATTTTGGCGGCCATGGTAACATACAAATCATCTCCTTTTTTAAATTGTTCTAGTGCTAAATTACAATTCGCAAGCCACGAAACGACCCGGGCTTCAATAGCGGCGAAATCCGCCACATATAGGGACTTCCCTGTGGGCGAGGCTATCATACCCCTAATGCAACTAGACAATTGCAACATAGGGGCAACCTCGTGTGCGTTTATTTTGGCAATATCCTTTTTAACCACAGAATCCACCACGTCGTCGATCTGATCGGATGCGACGGAACCTTTGGGTAAATTTTGGAACTGAACCAAGCGGCCAGCCCATCGTCCGGTTAGTGCGCCATAGTAAACAAACGCATCTCGAATCCGGTCGCCTTCTGACATACTGGATAGTAACCGTTGATACTTGGCGGTGGACGTTTTATATTGTGAACGAATCTCTAATACACGTTTCACTTCTTTATCTTTTACCCAGTCGAGGCAATCGGCCACGGCTTCTTTAGTCAAAGATTGCAAACCGACACTGCGCGCGTTGGCCCACTCGATTAATTTATCTCGTTGGCTTACTGCGATACCGCCGGTTATTTCTTTGGCTTCTTTATCAAGCTGTTCGGCGTATAGGGCGAGTAGCTCTAGTGCGTTCTCGACGCCTTGCCGATCAACGGGTACGCCACGGTAATTGATCCGCTGGTCTAGGGCCCACACTTTCTTCTCAAAACCAAAGTCTTGGGTGAACTGATGGCTAATTGCTCGTTCAGTACGAACGTCTTGAAGACAGTAGTCGTACAGCTTCTTGAGTTTAGTATCGTCCTCGAGATAGGCAAGCCCGTCTTTAGTCTTTCGGGGCTTACTTAGTTGAAGCATGATAGTCCGGCCTTCGGTGTCTTTATGTTCTTGTAGATCCAAGGCGATTGGAGCAGTCTTCAAATCTCGAGGGACGCCCCATCGGGCGCACAATGCTGCGGAGCATCGCCATTGCTCCGGCTTTATCTCTGGCCATCCATATTTCTTTACGCATATAGACTCCCATAATGCTCGCTCAAACATGGCATTGTGCGCCTCAACGATCCCGCCCATATCAATGTGCAAAGCTACTATATCTGGCAGCTCTGAGCCTATTACTAGTTTAGGCTCAGTATCTGAGAAAGCGTAGGCCATGCACAAAATCTCGGTAGTTGGGTCTTGTGCGTATCGCCACGAACCACTGGCTGTTAGGTCGCAATACGACCTTGTTTCGAAGTCGATATATAGCATGAGTGCGCCTTAGCTCAACAAATCTGAGTTATCTGTTGCGGCCTCTTGATCGTCAAACGCCTCCATAAGTTTATCGACTTGGGCTGACGTCGTTTTACCGTCGCCCATTGGCTCACCGTCTCGGTGCTTTTGGACAGCGGCTAGGTAGAACTTAACGCCCCTATTGCCAAGGTGGTCATACGTTCCGGCGTTAACTAAAGCGCGACCATAACACCCACCGTACAACTCATTGCGTCCATCCTCTGGGGTCATAAGCTCGCCGGTAGCGTGCTTGAGTATCGGAGCTTGGTTTTTAGTATCCAACGAAACATAAATCATATCTTCGTACCCAGCCTTTATCTCACCTTCTTTATCGAGGTTTGCGTTGCCCTCTTTAAAGGGCCCTCGAATCTTCTTAAGCAACTCGGGCGTGGCTTTTGGCCATTGTTCTTTAATTAAATCCTTAACGATTTTATTTAACAACGATAGGTCTGTGTCTTTGGGGAATAGCAAGTCTACGCACCACTTCTCGACTACCTTACCTTCTATTTGAGTAACTAACTTATCTACTAAATACGGGTACGATAGTCTGCCCACTGGGGTGACCACATTATTCTTGTAACTTTGTTTTGCCATTTTAATCTCCTTGTTCTAATAAACTTGTTAACTCGTTGCCTAAATTATAAGGCTCTCTTTTATCGGTGTCCGAAACCAGTACCGGTTTTTTCTCTGGCACCATTACATATTGTTGCACAACCTCCTTGTCATCGACTAACTTTTCCATCTGGGCTGGAGACTTGAGTTTAATATCGAAAATATCGAGGCCATATTTGCTCTGTAATTCTTCAGCAACTTTACTCTCACTAATCCATTTTCTGGTGGCTCGGCCACCTAATACTAATTTATGTCTCGGAATCTCACAACCTTCTAACGCTAGATTATAACCATAGGTCTCAACCGCTGTCAACCACTTCTTTATAGCACTGGCGTTTTCTAGTACCTTGCTGATTGTGTCCATGCTTAACTGCTCCACCTCCGGTAACGACGTAACATCACCTTCAATATCGGTTTTAGTCGTGACGTTGCTGATGCGTTTAAGCTCTGGGCACACGCCTTTGACTTTACAAAACTGGCACCATGGGCCTTGGCGGTATTCTGGGTCTTCTTTTACCTTCTCGTACCTTCCTTCGAGAAACGCTTGAAACGCAATCAACGATCGAGCCGGCACTTCAACTTTACGGATTGGGTCTTTATCCATCCGTGGTTGCACAATGGCTACATAAAACTTTTTACCGCACAGGATGTCCAGCCCTTCAAGCTCTAGTGCGCCCAACAAATAGTAAAGCAGTTGGGGGTTGTTCTCTGGTTGCACACTAATGCCTTGGCCGTACTTAAAATCGATAACCGTTAGTGTTGTCTTGGACGAAACGATAGCATCTGCCGTGCCAAAAAAGTGACCACCGTCAATAGAGTCTAGGCGGATACGTTGCTCTACATATAGCTTACTGGTTTTCTTAACGTGTCGCCGCACGTAATTCACGTACATGATAATTGCGTCGATCATCTCGTCGGGTAAAGAACCGAAGGGGCCTGTCGATCCGCGGCAGAGATTTCGTAAGAACGTGCCTTTTAAAATCTCGGCGGCTATATTATGCGCCGTGATCCCTTCGTTAGCATAATCACTGGACTCCTCAAATGTTTTAGCTTGTGAAGCCAAGCATGGCTGTGCCGTACAGTTAGTCCAAATGTGTGCGGCGGATGCGCCGAATAGTGAATGTGCGCTCATAATACCCCCCTCAAATAACAGTGTACCTTATCGAGATGCGCGACAAATTCCATAGGGAAATACCGTTGTATAGTTTGACGCTCGCGTTCGTACCGAGTTAGTAGTTTTAGTTTTAAAGTACCTTCCTCAGCATCTATTATTAGGTTTTTTAAATTGCACACTCGATCTGCTGTTTTTACTGCCATGGCGTAACGACCGGCATGGTGAATTCTAGTAATATAGTCTTCGCTGGTTTCGCCCGAGTATCGGGTTAGCGCCCTAACTATCGCATTGATACCTTGATTGAACTCTCTCTCAAGCAGTTCCGCAGTACATTGAGTGTCCTCTAATATATCGTGAAGGTACGCAGCCGCAACCGCGTCTCCATCGGTAATGTCAAGCTCAAATATCAAAAACGTAGCCACTTGCCGCAAGTGTTCTATGTACGGCAGCCCTCTATACTTCTGTCCTTTATGATACGTAATAGCAAAATCTCTCGCTTTCTTAACTAACACGGGTCGCTCCGGCTCTAAACGAATTCGCCATGCGTTTAACCAGATCCTTTAATGCTCGGTTCCTTGGGTCTAGTATTTCGTCAACGTAGGACAGTGCCCAGTTTTCCACAACCGATAAGTCCAATAGGTTGTGGTGTATATGCACCCGTGCGCCCGGGAGCTTGCTGCCGTCCTTGGCTACAAAATACCCATACGTTGCATCGAAACTATAACAGCTCGGGAACGCATGTTTACTACCCACCCCCAAGCGTTTAACGAGTCGAGGCGCGTATTGAGCCGTCATGTCTAGGTTCTTTTCTAGCCCAACAATCTTACTAAGTTTTTCTGTTCGATGATCAATTACTTCCATAGCCTACTCCTTTTAAAATGTGACAAATAACGTCTACAGTCCATCCGTTACCAAGCATTTCAAGTCTTTTAGTATCACTCACCCCACTTGTATAGTTATCGGGTACATTTTGACATCTTTCAGCCTCTATTGGATGCATGCGTCTATAAATATCATTTTCATAATCTAAAACAATATTTAATTTATTAGCGGGACTTGTTTTAGGTAAGGCACATACTTTTTTTTCTTTGAAGTAAGCCCTATCTTGTTGCGACCAATAACCTTTGCCACTCAAATCCCACTTAATGTAATTTTTTGTCGCCTTTTTTGTTTTGGTTATTCTTTCATCCGTAAATACCTTATATGTGTCATCATAGATAATATCTCCAAGCACAATACCCTTGTCCTTTGGTTGTTTTATGTTTGGTATATTAGTCCAGTACATTCTTTTTCTATTCTGCGCAGAAACTAAGCTTGAGTTTATCTCTATTGGTTTTACATCAAGTTCTTTACTTATTATATCGGCCCACTCTTTCCTCATTACAACATTTTCCAAAAGAAAATATTTTGGATTTACTTTTTTTAAAATTCTCACATACTCCCAAAACAACCCACTCCTTTCGCCATTAAGGCCTTCGCCATCTGTTTTGGCTCTACTCAAATCTTGACAAGGCGACCCCGCCAAAATTAAATCAATAGTTGGCAGGTCTTCACCCTTTACGTTTTTAATATCGCCCAATTGTATAGTGTTTGGGTAGTTTTTCTGAGCAATCTTAATGGCGTATTTGTCAATCTCACTTGCATAATACTTTTCTACGTTTATGCCGAGGCGGTCTAGCGCAATTTGGCCACAACTCATACCGTCAAACAAACTCAACACATTCATTTTAAAACCTCCTTAATCCTTCTCTTCTTAAAAAACATTGATCTCATTATAACATGGTCAACACTATCCTTAACAACCAATACTTGCGCCGTTACTTTATTATTTTGGCCAATGCGGTGGCAGCGATCGACTGCTTGGTCCATCTCGCCCGGCACCCAACTGTTCTCTACAAACACTACATGACTGGCTGCAGTTAGGGTAAGCCCAGTGCCAGCAGCTTGTATCTGGCCGATAAATACTTTAGTGTCTGCGTCTTTCTGAAACCGATCGACGTAGCGTTGGCGATCAGTTGAAGCCGTACCGCCATAGACTAGCACCGCACCGTCGTCTTTAAACGCTTCGTACAGCCCCTCGCATACTGACTTGTGATACGCAAACACCACAACCTTCTCAACGCCACTTGCCATTACATCTTTAATGTAACTAATGCTCTGGGGTAACTTAGCTTCTCCAAGCTCTCGACGGATAGTAGCCATCTCGCCAATAAGGTTGGCGTCCGGCTTCTCTAAAATCTTATTTACATCAAACAATCCTTCCTGCTTGACTATCTTTTTAGTGTCTTTGGTTTGCTCCATGGGAATAATCTGCATCGTCTTGCTCGGTAGATCGGTAAGCACATCGGCCTTTAGCCGCCGGAGCATGACCGTGCGTTTGAGCCTGTAGTTTAACTCGTCGGTACAACTTGCTCCCTTAACATCAAAACCAAATGGGCCCTCTTTACCGTTACAAAACTTATACCCGTATTTTTTATAATTGTCATACGGTTCCACAGCTTCTCGTTTTAAAAACCGAAGTATGCTATAAAGCTCGATAGGCCGGTTAAGCATCGGGGTACCAGTAAGCATCAGCCGCCGGTTAGCGTTAGCCCCCAGGAGAAACGACGCCTTGGCCCGTTTGGACGTGGGGTTCTTAAGGTAATGCGCTTCATCATAGATCACCATATCGGGGGCCCATGCGCGTAACTGCTCATAGATATACCGTTTAGACACCAGATCGTAGTTAGCAATGACGACGTTGCATGGTTGTATGATTCTGGACTCACCGTTAATCTGAACCGGAGTTAATGGGTGTTCGTCCTCTGGATTAAATTGTACCGGGTCATAAGGCGGTATCTCCCAATTTTTTGGCGGATCGATTATAGACTTCCCGTTTTTTACTACTTGGGTGAGTAGGTTGTCCGACCATTGGTCAAATTGTTCCTGCCACATATACTTTAGTGAGGCCGGACACAATACTAAAATGCGTCGAGCGTCTATGTACCGCAAGGCCTCAATGGTTTGTACCGTTTTTCCTAGCCCTTGCTCGTCGGCCAACAATAGGTTTTTATTGGCCACGATCGTTTGGATGCCTTCCTTCTGGTAGTCATATAAAAAATCCGGTAGGGTGAGCCGAGCTGGTGGCTTAATTAGTTTATCTTTGAACATGGCAGTCCCTATACCTGAAAGCTCTGCGGCTCTCATGGCTAACGCCCAGTCTTTAGTTTTCCAAGCTGTGTTTCCAGCTGACCACTTCATCCGGCACTGTTTCGGTATGTCTTTCTCCTCGCGACTGCAAGCATAAAAATACTCTTGCGTTAGTGAGTCATAAGTTAAAGTTGGCTTAATCATCGTCGAACTCACCTTTTAATTCCTTACTTGCCCACCGCAACGCCCGAACATCCTGCTTAACCGCCGCCATGACGAGGTCGCGATCAGCCTGCAATCTCTTACTTGTGTACGCCAAGGCGAGCCCGTTCGTTTTCACGGCTTCAAGCATAAAATCACGATCAACCCTCAGCTCAGTACTCGCATAATCCAACGCACTTACTTGCCGCTTCATCGCGTCAAGCATAAACTCACGATCAGCCAGCAGGTCTCCACTCGCATACGCCAACGCACTTACTTGCCGCTCCATCGCTTCAAGGATAAACTCACGATCAGCCAGCAAGTCATCACCCGCATAAACCAACCCAATTGTGTTAAACTTTAGGCTCGACAGTATTTTCTCTTTCGTACTTTTGTTCTTAATCATTTTTTACTCTTTAATTCCTAGCCAATCTTGGATAATGTTACGTTGGATTTGCCTACTTGCATAGTTAACCGCGTCCCAAGACTTACTCAAAGCTGCCCTAACCACATCTATATCATTCCTCAATTCCTCACTCGCATATTTCAACGCACGCCCACTCCTCAAGAAATTCCCATTGTAACCAACCGCTGCCAGTACCACCTCTTTGTCATTGCGTAATTCCTCACTCGCATACTGCAACGCATAGCCATCCTGCTTCACCGCTTCCATTACAACTTCTTTATCGCCACGCAACTCATTACTTGCATACTCCAACGCCAAGCCATCCTGCTTCACCGCGGCAAGCACAACTTCTTTATCATTACGCAATTCCTTACTCGCATACCGCAACGCAACACCATTCCGCTTTACCGCTTCCATCACCACATCGCGATCATTCTGCAATGCCTCAGAGGCTACTTCTAAGATCGAATCCGCACTATCACTCTTACTCACCGCTTCCATCACCAAATCTTTATCCCCACTCAGAGCCTCAGATGCAAACATCAACGCCCATCCAGTCTTTTGAACCGCTGCTGCCACCACTTCACGATCGTTCTTCAATTCATGGCTCGCATACTCCAACGCATACCCACCCTGCTTCACCGCTTCCATCACAACATCACGATCACGCTTCAATTCCGCACTCGCATACTGCAACGCACATCCATCTTGCCTCACCGCTTCCATCACCACCTCACGATCAGCCTTCAATTCCTCGCTAGCATAATACAACGCCCAGCCATCCTGCTTCACCGCTGCCAGCACCACGTCTTTATCACCACGCAATTCCTCACTCGCATACCGCAACGCATTCCCATTCTGCTTCACCGCTGCCAACATTTCTTCTCTCGTGCTATTTTCATCAATCATTTTTTATCCCCAGCCCACAATCAATAATCTCCCTGTCATATCTCAATTCCTCACTCGCATACTTCAACGCCAACCCATTCTGCTTCACCGCTGCCATCACCACCTCACGATCAGCCTTTAATTCCTCGCTTGCATACGCCAACGCATAGCTATATTTCTTCACCGCTTCCAGCACCACCTCACGATCAGCACGCAATTCCTCACTCGCATATTTCAACACCCACCCATTCTGCTTCACCGCTTCCATCACGACTTCACGATCAGCACGGAATTCCTCACTCGCATACTCCAACGCCCAGCCATTCCGTTGAACCGCTTCCAGCACCAGATCACGATCATTACGCAACTCAACAGACGCATACTCCAACGCACATACTTGCAGCTTCATCGCTTCAAGCATAAACTCACGATCAGCCAGAAGTTCCTCACTCGCATACTTCAACGCACATACTTGCAGCTTCATCGCTTCAAGCATAAACTCACGATCAGCCAGAAGTTCCTCACTCGCATACTTCAACGCAAATCCAAACGCATCCATCACAACCTCACGATCACCACGCAATTCCTCGCCAGCATAATACAACGCAAACCCATCATGCTTCACCGCTTCCATCACCACCTCACGATCAGCCTTTAATTCCTCGCTTGCATACGCCAACGCATAGCTATATTTCTTCACCGCTTCCAGCACCACCTCACGATCAGCACGCAATTCCTCACTCGCATATTTCAACACCCACCCATTCTGCTTCACCGCTTCCATCACGACTTCACGATCATTCTGCAATTCTTCACTCGCATACCGCAACGCACGCCCATCTTGTTTCACCGCCGCTAGAACAAAATCACGATCAGCACGCAATTCCTCACTCGCATACCGCAACGCATCCCCATTCTTCTTCACCGCTGCTATCACGAACTCACGATCAGCCTTCAATTCCTCACTCGCATACTCCAACGCTAAACCATTTTCCCTTACCGCTTCCATCACCACTTCACGATCGTTACGCAATGCCTCACTAGCATACTCCAACGCCCACCCATTCTTCCTTACCGCTTCCAGCACCAGATCACGATCATTACGCAACTCAACAGACGCATACTCCAACGCACATACTTGCAGCTTCATCGCTTCCAACATTTCTGCCTTTGTACTGTTCTCATTAATCATTTTCTTTCTACTCCGCTACTTGTATTCTCGTGTTATCTATCGTGTTATCTATTTGCCGGATACGTTCCTGACACACATGAATAATCTTTTCATAATCCAGTCGTCGCTCACCCGGTTTGTTGCGTAATACACGTTTAACAATATCAGCGTCCCATGGGTTCAATTTGTACTCAAGCCAAATGTCCCATGGCTGTATTTTGTACTTGGAATAGTCCGAGGCTCCGACGTTATGGCTTCGTATATCTTCACTCATCTTACAACGCCCCCACAGTTTCAAAGAATAAAAAGAATATAAACGTGAATACGTAGTACCACACGACTAACGCAACCGCCGCCAGTGTGGTTCGTATTAAAACGTTGTAGCATACTCCGCCTAAGGTCTTATCGTTTTCGTCTAAGTTTGGGCCGCGACAAACAAACCACATGGCCCCTATCAGCGAGCCCCAATACGCTATTGTAAATATAACTCTTTGAAAATATGTTAATGCGTCAATCATTTTTTTCCTCCAATCTTCACAAATCCATTATCACTGCGTTTATACTGCAACTTCAACAACGCACGCTCAAGACGCTTTTGTTCCTTAATGCTCAGGTGTATTATGTCTCGACCTAAACCATCCCATACATCACTCAACTGAAACCCGTCTCTCACGCCTTTATTTAACCACTCTTGGATAACTCTTTCAAGCTCGTCCACTTCAATGCGGCTAGTCTGAGCTTTCTTGGCCTGCTCAATAGCTTCTGCCGATTGCAACACCAACCCATTCTTTAACCCAGCGTACCGCTTTTTGTAAACAACCAAGGCCTCCGCATACAACTGTGGTAAATCGTTGGTAAGCGTTGGCACGTCAATGTCGTACACCTCAACCGGCCATATCCGGCGGTTACCCGTAACGCTATTCAGAAATTGGTTTTCGTTTGTTGTGCCCATAAACACACACTGGCGCGGAACGTCCTCGGTCAACTTCGCATACGCCAATCGCGCTCGGTCAACCTCCCGAGATATAAACGCCTTAACACTCGCCACCGTATTCGACCGGCACATGAACGCATTAAGCTCTGAGTCCTCCACGATCAGCTTACCTTTGATCTGCTGGATAGCATCACCAGTCTTGTTAATATCGCCTAGTGAATCCGTGAACCAACTATTGAACACCGACAAGGACTTAATCGCTGTTGACTTGCCTTGCTCCTCCGGGCCAACTAATACCACCATGTGATCGTACTTGCACCCCGGCTCATAAATGCGCTTAACAATCGCACACATCAACACCTCGCCAACCTCACGGTTAAACGCTGTGTCTTCAGCATTGCAATATTTTGGGAACAGCCCACGTACCCGCTCGACACCATCCCACGCCGGCAACTCACTAAACCACTTCTTTACCGGGTGAAAACTCTTTTCAAATCCAACAGTCCGAGCCGCTTGGTAAATCTGATTGACCAACGGGTCAAACTCCATGTCGTTAAACAACGTTTTGATTGACAACAAATCGTCATCCGTCACCGCAATGCCATTGGGCATACAATCCGCTTTATCAAATGCGTGCCAACTACATGGCTCTAGCCACACTGTCTCACGGCTCCACTCATTATACCCTAGCTTACCCTTAAACTCTTTCATGTTTTTTAAAAATATGGCGCAATTTCGGACACAAAAATTCTGAGAACTCACAGTGCCATGTTTGGTTTTGTGTAGCTTATCATGCCACGGGCACACTTCATCAAACTGAGCGTCCGCTTGCTCTTGGGGAAGCACGTCATTAAGCCCTTGGCCCAGAGAACAGCCAGTATCTATGGGGCCTAGGGCTTTCAGTGCTTCCTCAACAGCATGGGAGCCTATCTCATTTTGCCGAGTGCTCAATGCGCTCACAAGCGTTGTAGCCATTTCTTTAGTAGACAATGGCGGCACAAAACACTCTGCGTCCGCCACGATACCGAGTACTACTTCGGGCGACAACCCTAAATCGTAGCCCCGACAAGCCATCTTATACAAGGCATTGTTACGCTCGCCCTCACCAACAACACCAAACTGTTTAACGTAGCCTGTCAAGAGTAACTTATCTGTTTTAGTGTCCGTAAAATAACCGGTGCCCCCACAAACTTCCGAATCTTTTTGCGTCAATAACAAGTGTAATCCTTCCGGTATCTCGACAATATTTGAGAATTTGTTTTCGCCGCCATCCAGTTGGTACGTGCCCGCCTCGGTCTCGCTATGCGGTATCAATACTTGGTGGCTGCCTCTCAAAAAGTCCAACCCTTCGTAAGCGGCCAAGGTTTTCTTGTAGCTTACGCCGCTCTGGAAGATCTTGTAGTACAAATGCAAGCCCCCCGTCGGTGTGTGCACCGTAACGCCCGCGTTGTTTAAAAAATCAAACCTAAGGTCGTCAGTTAGCCGTTGTAGGCCAACCATTCCATTAATCTCTGATCGCACGTCCACATCGATAACCATATATGGTTCCCGAATCACCCAGCCTGCTGAGCTTGTTGTGTAGTAGTTTGGGTCAAACGCTTCTGGTAGCTCTAAATTCGTCCAGTTTTTTACCATGGGTACCTTGCCCTTAAGCGGCATGGTTATAAGTCCATTGTCATAAAAAGTTTTAGTTGTTTTTAGTAGTGCCGCACTGGGCTGTAATCGGGTCATTGGCTGTTCTCCTGATTTGATATTGATAAGGTAATCTAACTATAAATTATTTGTGCAGCAGCGTGCCTGTTAAGCGTTGGCTGGCGCATTTGAGGGGGTTCAATACGTGGCATCATGTGTAGCCTCCAATTTTTTTATCATTCGGCCCATTAAGTCTCTAATTAGTACCATGAATTCCTGCTGGTAGCAAGTCGCTCCTACTATCTTTTCAGCCAGAATTGTGTCAATCTCTGTGTCAGCTTCATAAACTTGGGACACTACCATAGCCATGAACGCTGACAAGGCCCACGTGACCGTCACGCCCTTATCTTTGCAATACGCCTTAAATAGTCGTGCCACTACTTCTTCTGTTCTAAATGTAACCATGTGTTGTTTATTCATTATTTTTGCTCCGTGTTTTTAAATTTTGCCATGTCGCCCTTGTAATCTAAAAGTTAGCCTCATACTCGCACTCTTTTGGGGGCGTCCAATGGTGGAACGCATGGGCATCGTCCAGATACGGGCGGTACTGTATGCCTTGGTAGTCTAAATAAGCCCCAAACGCAAGTATAAGGCGGTTTACGTAGCATGGGGGATTCCATGGTTGTCGCTGTGGCTCAACGCTATAGTCCCAAAACTTCCACCATTTAGGCGATTCCTCCCCCTCCACTGGGATTGCAACGCCCGGGCCATATCCACTTTTCTCTAGCAGATACCTATTAAATGAACATAAAACTCGTAAAATAAACATTGAACAAGGGAAGACTCCGGGTACGTCTTTTAACCAGTCGGGCGTCTCGACGGGTAGCAATCGAACACCCCCACCCGACATATTAAAACTAGTACAAAACACGTTCAATTCATCTTTAAGTTTGTCGATCTCAGCTTGTAAGTCGTTGTATCTCTCTACGTCCTCGGTAGTTTTTAAACCATGCGCTATATCATACGCGGTGGGTTTGGGCTCTCGTAACTCTCTTAAATCTTTGAGCGTTTGATGGTACCATGCCCATTTGTGTATATTCGGGTACATCGTTTCGTATATGTCTTGAAACTTATCAACAGTCACGCCCGTCTCTTCAGAAATTTGTTTTAATTCGTGGGTGTCGCTCTCCCAAAATCCTGTCCAGTCTTTCATTATTTTTCCTCCTTGTTTTTACTTTTTGCCATGTCGCCCTTGATCTCCACGGTTAAACGTCCGCCAGGCCTTGCATTTTTCACCAAAATCGTACCGGCTTCAATGGCTTGATCAATTGCGGCCTTACCTTCCGAAACATTGTGGCCGTACTGAACCAGAAAGGCGCACACAAAATCTACTGAACGTACACCGGTACACCATTTGAACGGTAACACGGCCAAGCCCTTGTGTACCTGTACCGCTACTAAGTCAATACCAATGTATAAATAAGCCGCTCGGGTTGTATGAATCTCGAGCGGGTTGGGTACTACTCTGGCCCCGGACGCTCCGGGGCTTTTTAGTTTGGGGATTTTTAAGGTAATCAGTTTGTTAGTCATTGTTATTTAATGCGTACCGGCATTAATACAGCGGTTTTGTTTTCACCAGCACTAAACCACACGGGATACTCGCTGCCCGCCTTTTTAGCATAAACCGTCAAGCAAGCCACACCCGGGGCAATCTGGTCAACAAATCGCTTGTTGAAATAGTAGACTGTGCTGAACAAAGCTACTTTATAAGCCGTGTCCCGAGTACCATCCAACGGTACTACTTCACAAGCTGATAAATCTATTTGTTGCGTATAAGGCATATTCCAAACTTCGGGCAAATAATGCTTGATAACGGTTGCGTCGAGGGGCTTAACGTTTTGTAAATCTAGAATATTAAAATCGCAATCGATAAACTTACCGTCATACTTAGCCGAATCAATTGAATCAAACGGCACTTTGTAAAAATGAATTCGAAAACCATCGGCACCGATAGCGTATCCGTCTCGGACAAAGATATTTTGCATATCTGGCTGGTCATCAGCCTTGGAACACGCTTGCGCTACCCACGCCAACTTATTTTTTTTCGGCGTAACCTTAGGGGTCAAAATTGCATAAAGACGTGCAAGGTATAATCTTGTAGTATCGCAACTCGTTTGGGCGTACAACCTTTCTAATACGCCCGGAACCTCAGTCTTTTTTAACTTACGTTCGGTAAACGCTAACCGGGCTGCACGTGTTTGTATGTTTATATTATCCATTTTGTTTTTTACTCCTATTTTAATTAATTTAAATAATAAGCCGCGGCAACCATAGCTTCACCAATTGACTGAAAATCGCCGTCACTATAAATTAAGCCAGTGTCATTAAACACTTTAAGCCACACCCGGCCATGAATTTTAGATATTCTTATCATTTTCTCTAACTCCCTTATAAGCCGCGATAATACTTCCTGAACCAATAATTATCAAGACCCAATCCGTCTTCGGGGTAAAATACTTCAACTCGAGTACCCTCCGCATCCCAATATGCGTACACGGCCTGTCTCCGAGTATCGATATGAACATCAGCACCGCTAACATCAATTATTAATTCTGCGCCTACACACTCCTTGTCCGAGTTAACAAAGTATGTAACACCAACAAGCGTTTCCAAAAAGCTAGCCATATCTTTAGTCGGCTTGACTATTTCATCGGCAATAAGCTGGCATTGTCTTATCATTTGCCCAACCCTTCTATTAACTTGGTCAACCCACGCGCCTCATGCGTGTCCACCCCAGTAAAATCAGCTAGAAACAGACGGCTAAAATTAAAGTTAGCCTGGGAGATTTTTGAAAATTTAAAATCCGCCTCTATTAATATAGACTCATGAAACGATGTATCAGACAAATCCGCATGGGCAAAGTTCACACCCCAAAGGTCTAAACCGCCAAAATCACAACCGCTTAAATCAATATGCGCGTCGGGGTTGTATTTGCGATACAGATTCCAAGCCTGAACCTCCCCAGCCTCTAACAACCGCAATTGTTGAGGCTTGCTGAGCTCAAACCTATCCCCGCGCTCCCCGCACTGAATAACAAAGTTATAAACAAAATTATCATCCTCAGGGTCTAAACACGCCCGCCCATTTCTTTTAGATATTCCTATCATTATCGGGACGCGTCGTACCGCTCGCAACAATAAGCGTCGACACCTAGTTTGTCGTGACTGTAAGGTACCTCCACACTATCACCGCCCCAATAGCCTCGCACAACATTGTACCGTGTGTCTATGTATATGTTTGGCCCGCCAAGCGCAACGCATACCCTTGCGCCTCTATACTCAAAATTGCCAGTCACGGTGTACTCCATATCTAGCGCGTCGCTTAAATAATGCGCTGCGCAAGGCTCGTCCCATTCCTCAAGCTCCCAATCCTCCATGGCATAATTGCCTATACTTATTTCATCCGCAATTCGTTCACATTGTTCCCGCAATCTGTCTTTAGTATTCATTTTTTTCACTCCATTTTAAACTAATAAAACCACTAAAACTATCGACATAACCAATAGTATCAACCGTGACCAGTCACGTCAAATCGAAATTTCTTGATGTATGATATTACGCCTAGTGTCGTAATACAAAAATCGCAAAAAACAAAATGCTGTATAATTGGCCATTTTGTGTATTACAAAACTACACGTGCGTTTGTAATACTGTAATACAAATGCACGTGTAGTTTTGTAATACGGTATTACACATTTACGCCTAAATTTGTATATACAAAAAAACGCTAAAATACATCACTTTTTTTTGTATATACGGGATTACACAAGGCATTGTAATACACTGATTTTTATAAATTTTTGTTTTTTTTCAATAATCGTTGTAAAATACACTAAAATAAAAATAAAAATCAATTTTCAAAAAACTACAGTAACGTATTTAGTTAGTAAAATATAGATATTATAAATATAGGTGTGATAGGTAAATATATATTTTACACTTTTTTTTACGTGTGCGTGCGTGGGCGCGTGTGCGCGTGTGTGCGCGCGTGAGTATAACACAACTGGCTTTTTTGCGCAAGGGGTTTTATTGATTAAATATCGAATACACTTGGCGGCTTTGGTGGCTTTGGCTTTTTGTAACGCTCTGCCCGATCTGGAAGCTGTTCAGCCTGTTGTTGTTTTCGCCGTCTCTTACACACTGGTATCGGTTGGCCTATGACGCAACAGCTAGTGATGTGGCTGATACGATGTTTGTAGGCTTCTAAGGCCTTGATCATTGCTTGGGCTGCCGTTCTCGCTGGCTTCCAAGTCTGGAAACTGTCACGGTTTTTGTAGCTTATGCGTATCAAATAGCGATATTCAGCCATATAATCAACATTATATACTATTAACGTATGTTTTGTTAGGTTAAGCGGATAAAAGCGTAAAATGATGCCAAATTATCGCTCTGTAAGCTGTTTAAGCGGGTTAGAGTGGTTAGAAGGGGTCTACCCTCTGCGCCTCGGATAATACTACTCATAGAGAACACGTAAACACTGGACACGATACATATTTCTTGTGTTTACAGGCTTTTTACAAAACTATACATAATGTAGGTTATGCGACATAGGTTAATAATTGCTTGAGTTTACAACGAAAACAAATATAGTACGGTGTTACAAACGCCCCCGGGGGGTCATAATTCGTGGGGGGGTACCCGCCAAATGCAATTTTCCACAGGCGTTATCTAAAGAGCCTCTGTATTTTTTGAGCTTTACAAAAAAGGTAAAGTTTAAAACGCATCAGGAAGAGTTTAACGTACTCAAAACGCATCAGGAAGAGTTTAACGTAGCTAGAGGCTTGACGGGTTTTGAAAGTGCATGGTACAGTAGTTTTGGTTATGGTAGTAGTAGAGACAAAATCATTTCACTCTCTTTTTCTTTCTCAAAACCTAAAACAATCAAACTGCGACACTTACTGCTGCCATAACTAGAACATGAAAGAGAGTAGTAAAAAGATAGATAAGGACGTTATGGCTCGTGTAAAAAAGAAATTTAAGGAGGCGGATAAGGGTAGCCCTCCGGTGGAGTTGGTAGCGGATAGGAGTATGCCGGTACAAATACCAGAGCATTATGCGTATACGATGGCACAAATTGCTTTTTTAGAGGAGTATAAGAAGACGTTGGACCCGGACAAGGCGGCGAAAGCGGCTGGGGTTGATAAGCGGGTGGCTGCGACGTGGTTAAAAAAGCCGCATATTGAGGAGGTTGTGGTTAGTATTCATAAGACGTATGTGAAGGCGGTGATGTTGGATGCTAAGATTGCGGCGGGGCAGTTTGAGGAGGTGTTGCAGTCGTTGATGAAGCGGTTTGAGGAGGGGGATTCTCGGGTGTCGGGGGCGTTGGCGAGTATGGTGAGTAATAAGATGAGGTTTACAGGACATGGTGGTGTGGAGGATACTGGTAGTAAGACTCAGATAAACATAAACATTGATTTAGGATCGGTTAAGCAAGAAAAAGGAGAAGTTATAGATGTCTAAGATTCAGGTTATTTGTATTCGGTGCGCAACGGCTAATGGCGGCGTGTTGGATAAGGGGTTTGTTAATCCGAATTTGGTTTTGAGGGAGTGTGATGTTTGTGGCGAGCCGCGGCCTGTGTCGTCTATTTTGGCGTGGGCGAATTTAAACCCGCACGATAAGGAAGCGTATCAGGCGAAGGTTTTACAGCCAAAACGCACACGGGCTAAAAAGGCAGAAAATGCGGATAAAAATTAAACTATTTCAGTGGTTGCGGAAGGACAAAACTATAATTAAACAGATTGAACGGGAGGAGTGGTTGGCGGCAAATCGAGTTCCGAAAAGTTTATGGGAGTTCACGGTGGCGGTTAGTGATGACTTTTTAGTTCTTAGGGCGCCGAATGACTTCCGATATTATCGAATTTACCCCAGAACGGCCAAGGGCGACATAGCCCAGGAGCTTCAATTTAAAGAGTTTTATGTAAGTTGGGGGGCCATACGGAGCCCTAAAGATTTTCCGCCAGAAAAGATAAAAGAAAAATGGGAGGAGTGGCCCTACCCGAATGAGCTCTCCAATTTGGAGAGTGAAACATGATCGAATTGAAAGAAGAAACGCAAAAGAAGTTAGAATTTCGTACTCGGGCTGAAAAGTATGGCCCTCAATTAAGAGCTAAGTTTAAGTGTTGGAACTCAACTAACTTTCCGATATGTGGGTTAACAGATAAATATTTTATAATTTTCAGGAGCGCGGTTTGCATACCAGACTCAAAACTCGTGCTAGTATTTGTAGCTCGGATGCCGGATGGTTCTGTCGGTGAGGATTGGCTAATGGCCTCTGTTCCGTACTATAATTCTTATTACAATTTGGAAGATGAGGTTTCAACAGAAGTTTTAAATCAGTTTGGCGATAGAGAGATGGAATTCGCTCGTCGATTTAAAACAGGTGCGTTTGAGGGATGGGAAGAACCTGACCCTTTTGCCGACTTCAAAACGCTTGCAGATTGGGCGCCTAAAAAGTAAATGAACTTTGAATTAAACTATAAGGCTTCGCCAACGCTTTCGAAGTTTCATAACTCGGATGCTTTTTTCCGAGGTGTGAAAGGGCCGATTGGCTCTGGGAAGTCGGTGGGTATGTGTTTTGAGTTGTTTGTGGTTATGAAGACTCAAGCAAAATCAAAAGACGGGATTCGCCGGACGCGGCATATCGTGGTTAGGAATACGGCACCGGAGCTTGAGACGACGACGTTAAAGACTTGGCTGGACTGGTTCCCAGAAGAAGTGTTTGGCAAGGTAAACCGAAAGCCGCCGATCTCGCATCATATTAAGATTGACGATGTGGAGTCAGAAGTTATTTTTTTAGCGTTAGACCGTCCGGAAGACGTTAAAAAATTATTGTCGTTAGAAGCTACAATGATCTGGTTTAACGAGGCGCGTTATATTTTGAAGGAAATTTTAGACGCGGCTACGGGGCGGGTAGGTCGGTATCCGTCGCACAGAGAGAAGCCCGAAGGTTTTGAGGGGCAGTGGCCGACTCGGTTTGGTGTTATAGCGGATACTAACCCGCCCGATGATTCTAGCTGGTGGTACAACATGGCTGAAATTCAACAGCCGGAGGGGTGGGTGTTTTTTGATCAACCGTCTGGGTTAAGTGAAGGCGCAGAGAATGTGGAAAATTTACCGCCCGGTTATTATAACAACATGATGGCGGGCAAGCCTCAAGAATGGATTGATGTGTACGTTCATGGAAAGTATGGGTTTATACAAGAGGGCAAGCCGGTGTATGGGGACAATTATGTGGACGCCACACATTCAAGTGCGGATGTGAAGTATGACTCGGTATTGCCGCTAATTGTGGGCGTGGACTTTGGACTCACCCCGTCGGCAGTTATGGCTCAGAGAGACCCTTTTGGGCGATGGCGGGTGATTGATGAATTTTTAACGCCCGATGGTGAGACGTGGCCGCTCCAAGACTTTGCTAGAAATCTGAATAAGTATTTGACTAAAGAGTATAGCCAAGCGAATACTGAGTTATGGGGCGATCCGTCAGGTGGCTTTAGGGATCAGCAAGGGATTACAGCGTTTGATTTGTTTAAGAAAGAAAACTTATTTATTCGACCCGCACCGTCCAATAAGTTTGAGGTTCGCCGAGAAGCGGTATTGTCGCCGTTGTTGCGGTCGAGCAATGGCCTCCCGGGAATTGTAGTAAGCCGGCAGAAAGCTCCTATGGTGCGCCGAGGCTTTAATGGCGGGTATCACTATAAGCGATTGAACGTTGGGGGCGAGGCCAAGTATAAATTGGAGCCGGAAAAAAACCGATTTAGCCACCCACACGATGCGTTGCAGTATGCGTTGTTGGGCGGGGGCGAGCATAAAACAATGTTAGGTCGAAACGAAAAAATGCAAAAGCCGACGGTGCTTCCAAAATTTAAAATATTTTAGTATACTGTGGGCATGAAAAAAATTAAATGGTACGTGGTGTTTCGACGCATTGGGCCTACAAAGCACCCAACTATGCGGCTCTTAAAAAAACTTCTAAACCGTAATATTCAGCACGTGTTTGCGTTACGAACGATCAGTCCGCACACGGTGGCTATTGATTATACAGGGTTTAATATAAACACTAAACTATACGAAAATCAAACGGCTGAGGAAGTTCTGGCCCAATATTTTAACCGGCCAAAATATTTAATCGTCGAATATGAAACCGAGGAAAAAAATTGTAAGTTGGGGGTTCATATTGGAAATATTATACCCGGATGTGTTAGTATAGTTAAAATGGCACTAGGAGTAACTAATTATGCGTTCACGCCGTACAGTTTGTACCGGTGGTTGGTGCTAAACGGTGGCAAAATACGTTTGGCAAATAGAAAACATGGAGGTAAACTATGGGTGGCGGCGGACCAAAATACGACGACTCAGTACAGCGTCAGCAATTAGAAATGCAACAGGAACAGTTGAAAAAACAAGAAGAAGAAAGCCGAGCACAGCGCGAGCAAATTGCGCTTGAAAATACTACGGCTTTGTTGGCTTTAAGACGCGGAACAATAGGACGACGGTCGCTGTTGTCAACGTCTGAGCGAGGTGTTGTGTGAACGTCAAAGAAAAGTTTTTAGCGACGTTTAAAACACTTGAGTCGCGCAAGCAACAATGGGACTCGACGTATGAAGAAGTGTACGAGTATTGTATGCCACAGCGCAATTTATTTAGTGAAACGGTTAAGGGGTCTAAGCGGGATAACGCTCAAATTGTTTTTGATTCAACCGCAGTAAACGGGACTCAAAAATTCGTGTCGAATATCCAAAACGTGTTGGTGCCGCCAATGAAAAAGTGGGCTCGATTAAAAGCGGGGATGTTTTTAAAAGGGGAAAACGAGAAAGAAGACGCCGAAACACTTGCAGATCTAGAAACCATAGAGGAAACGTTGTTTGAGTGTCTTCATGCGTCGTCGTTTGATCAAGCAGTGTCCGAAGCGTTGTATGACGTTGCGGCCGGTACAGGAGCTTTACTTATCCGACCCGGAACCATTAAGCAGCCACTACTGGTGGAAGCGGTGCCAATTGCTAAGCTATACATAGCAACAGGGGCCGATAACACAGTAGATACTGTGTTTCGAAAAATGAAAGTACAATACCGAAACATTATGGAAACGTGGCCGGATGCAAAAATACCAAAAGAGATGCAAGACGCCTACCCAGAAGAAAAACAAATGGACGAGTGCGAGCTGATAGAGGGTATGTATCCGGCGGAAGTTACGGCAACCTATATGATCGACGGAGTGCAAAAAACTGAAAAGGTTATGGGGTTTAAGTATTGTATTTTGGCGACCAAAGGCGATCATTTACTTGTGGAGCGCGACGAAGAGTTTTTACCGTGGGTGGTGTTTCGATGGTCAGTGGTTGCTGGCGAGTGGTATGGCAGGGGGCCGCTTCTGTATGCATTGCCCGATATTAAAACGCTTAACAAGTCGATAGAATTTGACTTAAAAGCAGCAGCAATGACTGGGCAGCCGCCGTTGCTTGTTGGTGACGATGGCGTTATGAGTTTAGAGAACATGAAACTTGAACCGGGTATTGCGATACCGGTGTACTGGGATATGGCGGGGCCAAAAATTCAATACCTAAACCCACCCCCGTATTCTAATTTACAGCGAATTATTGTTGAGGACTTGCGGAAAAACATTAACGAAATATTATTTACCGATCCGCTAGGCCCGATTGATGCGCCAGTAAAGACGGCTACCGAGCAAACGATTCGGCAGCAAGAATATGCTAATCGATCGGGTTCTTCGTTTGGGCGGTTGTTTAGAGAGCTTGTGGCCAAAACGATTGACGTGTCGTTGAAAACCTTAGAAAAGGTGAACTACCCAGCGGGCAACCCGGTCGTAGATCTGGGTCCATTCCGTGTAAATGGGCTTGAGATTAATGTTCAGAGTCTGTCCCCGCTGGCTACGTTGCAAGAGGAGGAAGAGATACTCAATCTAATGCGCTATTCACGGCACATGATGGAAATTAAAGGCCCCGAAATGTTAGAGACGGTGTTAAACACAGCAGAATACGCACGTAAAATCGCCACACATTTAAGTTTACCGGCGGGACTTGTACCAACAGAGGAGCAATCGGCTCAAATTCAACAGAACATCATTGGCATGGCGCAGCAACAACTAGGTCAACAAACGCCAGAGGCAGCGCAATGATACAAATACCGTTTAGTGAAGACGAAAAACTAGTGTTAATTCGGCTACTTAGAACCCCGGACGGGCAACAAGCGTTGAAAATCTTGGAAGAAAACACAATCGGAAAACCAGTTATTCAAATGGTGCACCCGGATAGTGGCAATACTTTAATGGCAGCAGCACAACGAGAAGGACAGAACAGTGTAGTACGACAACTTAAACGACTTTTAGAGCAAGTGAAAAATAAAGCTAAGGAGGCTAATTAATGTCATTACTTGAAACCCCAACGGAAAATGTAGAAACGGCAGAAGCAGTGGAAACAGAAAACGCGCAAGCAGAAAGTGTAGAAGCACCGGCAGAAGGTGTTAGTGCGGAGACGGAAACTGCGGATTTATTGGGGGGTAAGTATAAAACCGCTGGCGATCTAGCGGCGGCGTATAGCGAACAGAGTAAATACATTGGGGAATTGCGGAAAAACATTAAAGAGGTCGAGGATAAATATAAAGTCCCAGAAGATTACGATTTTAATTTTGAAGAAGGCGGGCAACTGGAAAAGTACAAAGAGTTAAGCGAAACTTTAGACTTGCCATATCTTGCAGAAGTTTTTAAGAAAAACGGATTAAATAAAGAGCAAGCGGAAGGGGTACTAGAAAGTTATTTAGAGTCAATAGAAGCGGCGAAAATTAAACCCGAAGACGAGCTGTTAAAACTTGGGCATCGAAAAGAACAAGTGCTTGGTGAGCTTAATAACTATAAGAGAGGCCTAAGCGAAGCCGACCAGAAAATACTGGATAGTATAGCGGTGAGTGGAGAGGCCTTGGATTTTTTACACCGAAATCTAGTTAAACAGAATTTAACTATTCCATCCGGCAACGCAGCCGCATCCCCAAAACAATCGGCTGACGAACTTTTAATCGAAGCCAGAAAGTATCAGAAAGAAAACGAGCATTTGTTTGAGGCGTACCCGGACAAACAAAAAGAGTATTTAAGTAAGATGCGAAATTACTTTGTTGCGAAGGGTACAAAACTTGACAATTAAAAAAAAGTAAGTTATACTATTTGTAGTTTTTTTATGGTAACCTTTTTACGAAGCCCATAAAAGCTAAAGTTGACCCAAACTTTAAATGGCAGATGAGGCCCGCTAAGTGGCGATAACCCAATTCGATTGTTGTACTAGTTGTTAAGAATTGAGGATAAACCATGTCATATAATATTTTAAACACAGTCCAATTCAAAACATTTGAAGCGGATGTTCATCATGAATTTATTGAAACTGGTGGGAAGTTAAGAGATACCGTACGGGTTAAAACTACAGGCGGAGAGTCGCATCAGTTTACAAAATACGGAGCGATGCGAATGACCGAGCACGCTGTTGCTACGGAAGTTTTAGTTAGTAACCCCCCGGTCACTAAAGTAACAATCACAATCAAACGATACGCAGGTCGTGTTCAGTGTGATGATTTTCTAAAAAGCGAAGTTCCCTACGATGCGCTTGCGGAGTTAAAACCGGCAATTACCGGAGCTTGTCGCCGAAAAGAAGATCAGATTATCATTGACGCTTTGGTTGCGTCTTCTCCGTCAAAAACTGTTGCTAAAAACATATCTGGTAGTAACGATAACCTAAACGTTGCAATGATTGCTCAATCAGCACTATTGCTTGACGAGGACGGGGTTGACGAGGATTCTCGCTACATTGTTGCGGGAGTGCGAGGTAAGCACCACTTAACTCAAGAAACTGACGTAAAAACGATTGATACGAGCGCGGTCAAAACTTTGGTTAACGGCAGTATCGCCAGCTTTTACGGGTTTGATTTTAAATTTATTGGCAATAACGGAGATGAAGGCGGGTTGCCTTTGGCTACTAATGACCGAACAAACTTTGCGTATGCGAAGAGCGCGGTTGGGTATGTAATGAACCGAGACTTTACGATGCGAGTAGAATATAATGCAAATATTATATCTGACGAGATTGTTATGTATTTTTCGGCCGAAGCTGGCGTTATCGATCAGTTAGGTGTCGTTAAAATTACTACTGACGAGACATAAGGAGGACAGGTAAATGGCATTTGATATTAATTCGTTTAAAGCGATCACTCAGTACGGACAAGAGACTCCCGATTTGTTTATTTACAGCTCGCCCGATGCGTTGTCTGTAATTCGAGCAGCCGGGTATTTTAATGATCGGTCTGTAAACTTGAAAGTGAACGACATAATTCTTGTTGTGTCTTCAACTGGCGGTACGCCCGTTCACAGTTTTAACGTTGTTAACAGCAACACTGGTGGCGTCGTTGACGTAACCGATGGGCTTGTTATCACAGCTACTGACACAGACTAGAGCATATGACGCTTACAAAAGTTAGCTTGTGTACGGCCGCGCTACTTCTAATTGGAGCTGACGAGATCACGTCGTTTTCAGATAGTACGCGTGAGGCTAAACTATGTAAAGCGTTGTATGACACAACTAAGGATGGCTTGTTACAGAGCCATCCTTGGCGGTTTGCGATTAACCAAGTTGAGCTTAATAAATTAGCGGCCACTCCGCTATATGGGTTTTCTTCGGCGTTTCAGTTGCCAGCTAACTATTTACGGCTGATTAAGAAAGATCCGCCGACGTTAGATTACGAGATTCACGAGGATAAAATATACTGTAACGCAACGGCATTAAAAATCACGTATGCGTTCTCCCCGCCCGAAAATAAGTTCCCAGCGTATTTTGCCCGTGCGCTTGAGTTTGCTATGGCTCGACTATTAGCTATTTCATTGCAAGAAGACTCAGATAAAGCGGTGGTCTATGGCAATCTATTAAAACAGCAATTGATTGACGCTAAGTTAATAGATTCTCAAAATTCAGGGGGGACAGGAACAGCACCGGGAACGCAGAGCTACCTTGCGGTTAGGGGCTAATGGCGCGTAAAACAAAACTTATAGCCGCACAACGATCGTTCGTGGGGGGCGAGATTAGCCCTACGTCGATTATGGATATTCGGCGGGAGCGGTATGCAGATTCGGCTAAGCAATTGAGGAACGTGTACGTAAGCCCAGAGGGGTATGCGTTTCGACGGGAAGGGTTAGAGTATGTTGCGGCGACGACGTCGAACCAAGAAGCTCGCTTGATTAATTTTGAGTTTAATAACATTCAAACATATTTGTTGGTGTTTACTGCTGGCGAGTTTAAAGTGTATAAGGATGATGTTTTGCAAGCGACGGTTAGCAGCTCGCCGGTATCCACGTTAACGTTAGCGCAAATACAAGAGATGGATTTTACGCAATCAGCGGACACTTTAATTTTAGTGCACCCGGATGTTGCGCCGATTCAAATTCAGCGAACGTCGCA